ACGAACCCAAATCACCCGCCACAATCAAATGAAACGCTTTCTCATTCTCGCGATCCTGTTGTCAGCTGCACCAGCAACAGCGCAGACAGTTACACCTCGATTCTCCTCCGCAACCGTCAACGCAACGACAACCACGACGCAGACGATTGACGAAACAGTTTCGACTGAAATTTATGGCGCAGCTGTTAGTTCATGGTCTGGCACTAACGTAGAGCCTAGTGCTGCTGACATTACTAATTCGACAACAACATGGGACATCGTTACAGCAGGAGAAGATTTCAGCTTAGAAATCACCACCAGGGCTGCAGGCATTATCGAAACGACCGACATAACACGAACCATCGAAACCGATTCCACTACCACCACGCTCTCTGTCTTTGCGCAATAATTTTTGGCGGTGCCGTTAATGCAGAAGAGGTAAAAAATATCGCTGGGCCGCAGGCAGCGGCAACCAGCAATAACACCAACACGTCGATGCAATTCAATAACAATGGTGCGCCATCAAGACAGCACATGGGAAGAGGCATATCTTGCAACGGTGCAACCCTGAACGTTACGCCGTTTTATCTCGGTGCAGACACGCATACCACCAGTTACACAAGATCAGGTAACTGGGGCATTCAATTCGGTATAGCAGCGCCGTTGGATGGTTCAATTAGCGAGATGTGTAAAGAACTTGCACGACAACGCATCTACAAAGAAAAGCTTGATTCGCTATTGGTCAGAGCAAAAGAATGCGCAAACCTGTATGACCGTGGTTATATGCTTGACCCTAAGAGCCAGCTGGGTTCTCTTTGTTCCGGCGTTGTCTCAATCGCTGCCTACCAAAAGTTTCAGGCGCAGGACGACCCCGTACCTTTGCAAGACGCTTCATACCAATCTTCATTACAGGCTTTAGAAGCTGAACGAGCCGCTTTAAAAGCGTTGATGCAACAAGTGTCCCAGCAACTGCAGCAACAGAAGACGCCCCAGCCGTCACAATCGCAGTAGAAAGAATTTCTTTCCGTGGAACTGGGATGCTGATGTCAGTTCCCGGTAGCGTGAACTCAGTTACTTCTTTGAACTGTGGGACGTCCGGTACTTGTTGGATGCCTTGGGGTTTCTTTGGTTTTAGGCGTTGGAGGGTTTCTTGCTTTTGCTCATCTAGCTCCTCTTGTTCTGCTTGAATCTGCTGCCTCATCTGTTTTGCAGAGGGCAAAATCAAACCTCGACCACGAGGAATTGAAAGTTCCAACGTCGGCAGAGATACTTCAACCCCAAGTTCAGGGTTTGCTGGCACTCCCCACACAGGAAGAACAGGAAGCTCAACCATGTCCATCTTCTGTCACCCTCATTCATCCTTACATGCAATAAAAAAGCCCTTCCCGTGTGAGGTGAGGAAGAGCTTTCATAATGTTAGTCGGCTTCCAGCAAGTATTCACGTTCTTTAGCGTATGGAACCGTCGTGTAGTAATCACGCAGGTCCGACAAGTAAGGAACGATCCAAGTTGGCGGGAAGCAATAACGCCAATGCGACGGACGCAAGCACTGAACCACGACAACACGGAAAAATTCGCTGGCGTAGTTCAATGCCTTTTGAATCTCAAAAGTTCCACGTAGCGCCAATCTTGGTGCCGATAGCAGGCTCTTCATCAGTGGTGATAAAGCTGACCTCGCCATAAACACCGAAGTTGTCAGTGGCTTGAACGCTGCCGCCAATTTTGCCGGACAGTTCCATTTCAACGTCACCTCCGTTAGGAGAAATTAGTGCGGGACCACCTTGCAGATAAAAACCATACGTTTCATCACCGCCTTCATAACCAATGTGAAGGTCAGTTGTTGAACCGAGGAAACCGTCTTGGTATCCAGCATTATTTTCCACGTTGGCATAAGGGCCTGCAAAAGCAGCTGAACCAGCGAGAACACCAGAGACAGCGATTGCAAATGGTTTGATCATGGAAGAGTGGGGAAACGTTTCCGCTGCCTACTTTACTGGCAGAGTCAATGGGACGGTTCTAATTAGTGTCCATAAAAAAACCTGCCGGTATTACCCGGCAGGATGTTTATCAAAGTTCAGAACGAACCCCCATCTAGTTCTATGCCTGAGATGGTGCCGCCTGTAATCGCAACATTGTTCGCTGCTTGAGTAGCAATAGAACCAAGACCAAGGCTGGTGCGTGCAGTCGCTCCAGACTCAACAGTGAAGCTGCTGCCGTTACCGACGATAAATGCACCGTCAGTAGTAGCCAGCGAACCGATCGTTGCAAGGCTTGCGTTGTAAGCCTGAACGTCAGAACCGATCGCAACACCAAGGGTTGTACGTGCTGTAGATGCATTGGCATCATCCAGCAGAGTACGGGCGAAAGCGCTGAGATCAGTCAGATCAGCAGTGCCGCTACCTGTGAAGTAGGCAAGCTTGTTGGAAGCACTGGTAAGACCAGCAATCGCTGAAAGGTTGGAATTCGCAGCCTGTACGTTTGTACCGATTGCCAATCCAAGCGTGGTGCGCTGTGCAGAAGCATCAGCATCATCAAGCAGTGCCCGACCTGCAGCAGTCAGGTCAAACGTGGCAGCAGAGTTACCGGTATCAAAGAAGATACCTTTGTTAGCCGCTTGAGTCAGGGCTGCAACGTCATCCAAGATGGCGTCGTGAGCTTGGACATCAGAACCGATGGCAACACCAAGGTTGGTGCGAGCAGCAGAAGCTGACGTTCCACCAGTACCACCATCAGCAATAGCAAGAGTGCCGGTGATGCTGGATGCACCAAGATCAACAGCAAGCTCACTGGATTCAATGACCAGACCACCGTTGGCTTTGGCGTCAATGCTCAGTTCAGAGCCTGACTTTTGAATGCCATCGCCACCAGTGATGTTGCCTGCACCAGAGAACTGGGTGAAGGTCAGTGCAGTTGAACCAACAGTGATGTCATCGTTGGTTGTCAGGCTGAAACCTGCATCACCATTGACCGTACCTTCAGAGACGAAGGTGAACAGGCCAGCAGTAACTTCGCTGTCAGCATCAGCATCAGCAGCACGACTCCAGCTGCCAGAAGCGACTACATAGAGGCCGTTTTCCGAGCCCGTGCTTTGGTTTTTGACCAAAACACGATCGCCAACACTCAGCGAGACACCGTCAACAGTCTGCGTTCCAGACAACGTGATGTTGCCAGTGGTTGCAGCCTTGACGGACTCTTTAACGTCCAGACCTTGCTGTGAAGCATCGACATAACCCTTGGTTGCAGCATCCGAAGCAGCAGTCGGAGTTGCAAGGTTTGTGATCTTCTGGCTGTTCAGATCCACCGAACCGGTGGGATTTGCCATCTCGTCCAGACGGTTTGCCTGAACGGTGCTGTCAAAATCACTGATCTTGGCAGCAGTCAGCGTCGGAATATCCGAAGCAGCCAGACCAGTAATTGCAGTGATGCGACCCTTAGCATCAACAGTGATACCGGAAGTCGTACCAGCAGAAACACCGCTGTTAGCCAGTGTCAGGCTGATTGACGTGGTGCCTGAACCAGAAGCATCACCAGAAATGGTGATTGACTCGTTGCCGGTGATAAAGCCTTCACCCTGCACATAAGCAGTGGTTGCAACGCTTGTGCTGTCATCACCGCTAGTGGGTGTTGAAGCAGTAGCAGAACTGCCAAGAGCAACAGTTCCAGAGAAGGTCTTGTTGCCAGTGACAGTTTGAGTGCCGCTCAGGCCAAGAAACGCACCAGCACCAGCAATGGCTTCGATAGTAGTTGCACTGCCACCGGCACCACCTGTGCCTACGCCATAGTAGAGAGTCGAATCGACCTCATTAAAGGCGAGTTCGGCGTTCTCCAAAGACGATGGTGCGCCTGACGCGCCAGAAGCGCGGCGTTTGATCCGAATAGTGTTAGACATAACTCAAGGATGGTGGGAACATCCAGGCGTAAAAAGATGGGTGTCTAAAACGATCCGCCATCCGTAAGAGTCTCTGCTGTGTAGACATTATCAGCGCGAAAAGTATCGGCTGATTGGTCATAATAAATGACCGATTTGTCTACTTTGCTGGACTGAACTAAATCAAAGTCGCCTGGAGGGCCTTGCGGCCCAGCAGTAGTAGCCGTAACTGTTGTGACATCACCGTTGCTGTTGACGGTAACGGTGTTCTTCTGTGTGGTGACGTTTACTTGTGTCATCTTGTGTACGATTGATCAACGCTAATAATGCCTTCCAAGTAATAGTCTTTTATGCCAGAAGAATTTGTTACCAACACGTCGTAATACAGCGCATCAATAAAATCTGTCGTGTCTGTATCCGTCAAACTAATTGTTACCTGACCATTGCTTCGGTTCGTATAAGCAATGCCGAAATCTGCGTATTTTTGAGTGCGTGCTTTATTCCATGCTTGCGCTGCAACTGTCGCGCCAGTCAAATCGACTGGATCATCACTGCTGTCTTTGAATTGCAGCAGAACACTCCAGTCAGCACCACGCTGTACTTTGAAGTTGTAGGTTCCAGGGTTGACAGCCATACGTCACCTCCTCAAACCACTATAACGACTTCAGCTTATCGCTTATCACTTACCTTGGCCCTTGTATTTTTTGCGGCCATGGGACGCTTTTGAGTGTTGACCGTTGCCTTGGCGCGTCTTTTTAGGACGGCTTGGGACAAAGTTTTGACCGCTTAGTAATTTAGCCATCAACAATCATTGCATTAGGACGGCTCTTCAGGCCAAGTCATCGTATGTGGGAAACCGCTAGCTGTCGGCAGATCGCGCAGACTTTGACGATAAGTAGCCCATGCAGTCTTGTCTGAATCAGACAAAGGACTATCAGTCATTTGCGTCCAGTCAGTGTCAGTCAGCTTTTTATCGCGTTCTGCACGCACTGACGTTCCAGCATCTGCATCAACCCTGGCGCGGTAAGCAGCTTCGTTGTCAGCAGCAGTGGTGACGTTACCTTCGTCGTCGGTGGTATCCGTAAAGATCGGACCAGCGATGAACTTGGTAAACCATTGACC